TTAAGATTAAAGAAAAAGAACAATGGGTAGCAGACAATGCCAACAACCTATTGATCATACTTGCTACATACAAAAGAGTTATCGAACTTAAACATGCACTAATGCGCAAACTAGCGCAGGTAGACGGGATTGGTACATTCCAAAAGACCAACGATGGTTATAAAGTAACTGCTCCGGAAGGCTTTGTTGCTATAGGGCACGATGGCGGGGCAATTAAGTTAGTTGATAGGCTTGAATTCACACGTACAAACGCATTAAGACGTGCCTAAAAATACAAGCATTACTATACAGAATTTTGCATAGATGATAAATAAAAGTATGCGCGAAAGCGTAAACTTAAAATTAGGAGAAATATTATGGCTACACCAGCAAGAGTAAATGGCGGTGCTTTACCAGTAGTAACAACAGGTCGTGCATTAGACATGTTTACAGTATCATTAACTAACGTTCACGTTAGTTATTCAGCAGTTGATAGTTTGTTTGAACAATTAGTTCGTCAACTAGAAATAGTAGGAACAGTTGAACTTTTAGGTACACCAGCAAGCGGCGCTTTCCGTGTTGCAATTTCAGGTTCAGCTGCAACAGCAGGTGACTTGCAAACACTATTAGACGCAGCAGTTGCAGGTACTGTTACAGTTGCAGACTATACATTCTAATATAAACTATTAAAATGTAAACTAAAAAGGCCACAATAATTTGTGGCTTTTTTTACGACTATAAATATTGCTATGGAAACATTGTATCGATATTACGCATATACCCTAATAGATATAACCGAAACGAAAGTACTAACACAGTCAGCAGAACAACAGAAGCAACGCAATCAACAACGTAATTGGGAAACAATAAATCAGTTATTAAGTTTGCGAGCACAGTTAATGGAATTTAATTATCTGCCTGCGGTCACTGATGATGTGGCAGAGTATTCATTTGGTATTAACTATACAGGTCTACATAAAATTTGGTCTTTTGACTTTGCAGTTGAGCGAGAAGATGTCTATGCAGTTAACCATGATAGGTACGGTATACTCAAGGATGATTTTAAACTTGCACCTATTATACTTGGTCTAGACGAAACAGCCAAACCCCCACTACCCTTATTCTACGCCAGCGGTGTAGATAAAAATATATATTTTAAAACACGCATATAACCTACTACATTAAAATTACTAAATATTAGTTGATGCAACAACATTAATCATGGCACATATTACGGCATAAACTAGGCTCAAAGAATACGCATCGCTACTAATAAAAGAGAGCGATAATGGCAAAACCTACAGATATTGAGAAAGAAAATTTAGAAGCACATGTCGAACTATGCGCCGTAAGGTACGGTAGCTTGGAAACTAAATTAAACAACTTAGAACAGCGCATGGATAAACTTGAGCTGCATCTGATTGACATTAAAAACAGCCTAACCGACAAAATATCGGGTAATGACAAACAAACCATCAGCATCTTCACAACTATGATGGGCGTTGTATTAGCTGGACTTATTGGTTTTATTGCTCGCTCAATCTTTAAATAAAACTCTGCAATGCCATCCTGTAATAAATACTTTATAGGATAACATCATGAAAATTGTTGAACTCACAAACAAACTACTACTAACAATCACAAACGAAGAACACGAACTCTTAGAACAGTTCACTGGCGATAATACTATTGCTAAAAGTCAATTAGACGAACGCGAACAACTGATTGCAAATCAACTCACAGTCAAAGATGTACTGTTAAGAACAAATGAAGCCGGCAAAATCTACTACAAAAAACGCATTGACTGAGATCGACGTTGAAAAGATACGTAGGTTTACAGAAGCAGAGTTGGCCAAACATAGTCGAGGTCCTCTGCCATTCTGCTATCAATTAGGCGCAGATACACTAATTGTAGGCAAGTACAAAATAACAAAAATAACAGACAAAAACTGGCGAATAACTAAAGATAATGAACAGATATTTGACTTTTTTAATAGAAAAGACGCCATATTTTATTGCATTGCCTTACACAAGCACAAATATGAATTAGCACAAGAAGTACGAGTTAATGATAATTTAATTGGTGTACTTGAATTTGACGCCATACTATATAGATATCGCTATAAACAAGCACAAGAGAAGAACGATGATTGGAATATCACACTATATTCTAATAAATACACTGAAACTATGCTTAGAATTGAAGAATCAAAGAAACAATTGAAGAAGTCTATTGTTTTGATAAATAATATTAAATAATTGCATTAGGAAGAATTAACCATGAAACTATCAGAAATGTCACAGACATCTGCAAAAAGAATTAATAAAGTATTAGAAAGCCGTTTTGGCTTTGCTATTAACTATGACAATTTGTCTATTGCTAAAGCACAACGCCTGGGTGAAACAATTTCATTAAACCTAAACAAAATCCGTCATAGTGCGGATTTTCATCGTGCGGAAACAAATCCACGTTACATGGAATTGTTAACTGTACAAGAAGGCCTAAATACTTGGCTTACTGAACAACATCAACAACTAAATGAAGGCGAAGTTGGCAATGCAGAAGTATTGTTAGCTGCCAAAGATATGGTTGATAGTGTTCAGGACACCATTGAGAAAGTTGGTAAAATGCAAAATGAACAACTTCCACAATTACTTGACAGCATCCGTGACCAAATTGGTAGTGAACAAGCTGATGCATTTAAAAATGCAGTTGGTGCTACATTAGATCAACTAATGCAAAACTTACAATCTGCACGTGAAGGTGTTGACACTGGTGTACGTGTATTAAGCGGTGAAGCAGTTGATCAACCAATGGCTTTGCCAGGTGATGAACTAGGTGCTGAATTACCTCCACCACCAGAAAGCGATTTTGATGCTGAAGAACCAGCTGATGGTTTTGCAGCTACTGATGCCGCTGTTGGTGGAACTGAAACATTAGGTAGAGAATTGCGCTAATGCGTTTACGTGAATTTGCTCACGGCCCAACAAACACTCCAGAGTCTAACCTAGTTACTGCTCTGGAGTTATTACGTCACCGTTCGCAAGACAAATCGGCATCGGCAACAATCAGCACACAAAGTCTTATTAATCTAGTGTTGAACACAGATCGTACATTCAGCTACGATGCACTAGTTGATGCAAATGAAAACAATCCAGCAGTAAAAAATCTAATCAAAAGTTTCAATCAAGATCAAGTTGTTCTTGCTCCGCTACAAGGTAGTGAAGAAGAACCTACAACAACTAACACTAATAGTGCAGAACAAAATACATTCCAAGCACCAGTAGATGATGTTACTAGCATGGCTAAACGTGCCGCTAAAACACGTGGTGCACCTGTAGCACAATAACTAAAACACATTGACCTACCACTATAAATAGTATAGTATATTAGTATACTATTATAGGAGAGTATTATGGCATATTCAACTGCTGTGTTAGATCACTACGAAAATCCTAGAAATGTGGGATCTTTAGACAAGGAGAATGCGCAAGTTGGGACCGGAATCGTCGGTGCCCCAGCTTGCGGATGACAGGCGACGTCATGAAGTTACAAATTCAAGTCGAAGACGGTATTATAATTGATGCAAAGTTCAAAACATACGGATGTGGTTCAGCAATTGCTAGTTCTAGTCTAGTAACAGAACTGCTTAAAGGTATGACCTTAGATGAAGCATCAACAATTAAAAATTCAGCAATAGCAGAAGAACTTGCATTACCGCCAGTTAAAATACATTGCAGTGTATTGGCAGAAGATGCTATTAAAGCTGCAATAAACGATTACAGGAATAAACAATAATGGAAGAAGTTGAAAGCCCATGTGTCGGCGTTTGCCAATTAATCAATGATGTATGTCGAGGTTGTAACAGAACAACCGATGAAGTAGTTGAGTGGTACAATTATACCAACGAACAAAAACAAGCAGTATTAGATAGAATATTTACTATATAGTCTGATATTTATGTACTAAATATTACTATGAAATTTCCAGTGATTGAAATAGTGGATAGATACACTATTGCTGTAGTTAAATATGAAAAAACTCAAGGTGCCAACCAAGAAGAACTTGATTTTTATATAGAACAAATGCAAGAAGTTAATTTAGATCTACAACATCAACTAATAGTTGAATTAATCGATCATCATAGATATGTGTGGTCGTTAGAAGATGACTTTAAAAAGAATCGTATAGACGGATTGCCACTAGACGAAATTGGCCAACGTGCATTACATATTAGAGACATTGGCCACAAGAGAGTTACTATTAAAAATACACTAGCTGAATTACTTGATGATCCAGTTAGAGAAATTAAACGTGATCATATTACCAAATGATTTATCGATTAAACGCCAACCATACACTTACTGAATTCAGTGATCGTTATGTAGAATACATTACAACACGCTATGTACCTGATGGCAGTTTAATAGTATCAATAGATGTCTTTGATTTTACTGCCGGCGGGGTTGACCTTAGTCCGGCTGCTAGATCAATAATTGAAAATCATCTCGGTCATATAATCTTTGATTCATCCGGACATATTGTAGATTCTAATCAATTATATCAAAATATTTTACAATTAAATTTAACTGTACCATTTTATCTATTAACGGGAGAATTTACCTATTGTAATCATCCGCCTGCCAATACACATATAAAATTTTTTCCGTTTTGGACAGTATGGGCAAGTGCGCCGCATGCTATAGATGGTAATTTTAAAAATTATAATTTTTCTCAACAGCCTAAAAAATATAAACTTAGTTGCTTAAACGGCATGCCTTGGCAGCATAGAAAATGGGTGTATTTACAACTTGCACATAAACCGTATTTTAATGATATGGTGTTTAGTTATGGCAATCGAGATGATAATATTTCGTGTAATAATTTCGATGAATTCCGATTAACCGACGAAGAAAATAATAAATTTGCACAATTACCAGCTAAATTTAAATTTACAGACAGGGATCAACATACTAAGATTGATATAACTATCGATCATCCAGCATATTTAGAAACATATATTAATCTAGTCACTGAAACTACTATAAATGGAAAATTCTCTATGCTCAGTGAAAAAACATTTAAACCAATTGTTGCTGGGCAATTATTCATATTAGTTGCTGCCGCCGGCGCAGTACAATTTTTACGAGATATCGGCATTGATACATTTGATGATATTATTGATCATAGTTATGATACTCTAGTAGATAATAGATTGCGATTACTAGCAGTTATAGCACAAGTTGATCGTTTAATGACATTGGATATTGAGAGTATATACAATCAACTTAAACCTAGATTACAGCGTAATTCGGAATATATTCGATCTGAAGAATTTAGGCAACAATTTTCTTTGACCTTTGACAATTAACCTTATATACTAATAGTATGCTTATACAAAAATATGATTACACACCCATTAATCGCCAGAGCGAGAATGGAAAAAGACTTTACAGTTTACCAGATGGTAGTAAGGTTCCTTCAGTAACAACAATCTTAGACAAGACAAAACCACCTGAAGCTAAGTTAGCCTTAGAAAACTGGCGGAAGTCAGTTGGCGAAAAGAAAGCACAGGAAATCACTACAGAAGCCGCTAATCGTGGAACACGTATGCACAAGTGGTTAGAAGACTATGTGCAGAACAATCGTCAAATGGGCGAACCCGGTACTAATCCCTACAGTATACAAAGCCACAAGATGGCACAAAAGATTGTAGAGGAAGGATTGGTGCATGTAGATGAAGTATGGGGTATTGAAGTGCCTTTATACGTTAGTGGACTGTATGCTGGTACAACTGACGCTTGTGGTGTACACAAAGGTAAACCGGCTATTTTAGACTACAAACAGACTAATAAACCTAAGAAAACAGAGTGGGTTCAGGACTATTTCCTTCAATTATGTGCCTATGGACTAGCACATAACGAAACTCACGGAACAGACATTCGACAGGGTGTTATTCTAATGTGCAGTCAAGACTTCCAATACCAAACTTGGACAGTTGAAGGCGCTGAATGGGATATGTGGACTGAACGTTGGTTGAAAAGAGTGGAGCAGTATTATAATCTCAGCTAAATATAAAATATAGATAGGATATTAATATGGCTGTAACCCAAATCTCCAAAATACAAATCCGCAGAGGACTGCAAGAAAATTTACCACAACTTAGCTCGGCTGAACTAGGTTGGTCGATTGATGAACAACGATTGTTTATTGGGAATGGCACATTGGCTGAGGGCGCACCTGTAGTCGGTATGACCGAAATCCTTACTACTCAAACTATATATAGTGAGTTAGCCCTTATTGAAGCATTACAAGGTAATGTTGCTAACATGACAGCAAACATTACTTCTATTCAGTCTGAACTTAATAGTTTAGAAGCAAATGTTGCATTGCATACATTTACATTTCCAGGCAATACACTAGTTGCTGCTAATACTACTATAACATTCGAATCACTTTCTTCTCGCACAATTGATTATACTATTATTCGTGGCTCAACTTCACGAGTTGGTACACTTAAAGTCACTGAGCTGTTAGGCACATCATTGTACGAAGATGATTATGTTGAAACAGCTGACACCGGAGTTGTATTAGGATTTCAAAGCGATGTTAATGCAGCGATATTAACCTATACTACAACTAGTGGTGTCGATGCTACATTTAACTATTATATAAAGACATTTATCTAATATAAAACTTGCAAAAAGTTGAAATATTATGTACACTGTATAGTATAAGTAAATACAACACAACAATCAACAATACAAATTTAGAGCAGTACTAAATTACGAGGTTATCAAATTGAGTATCATT